CCTTATTCTCATAAGCAATCTGCCGGCTGTTGTTTCGCTTTTGCTTGTATTCTTCGAAAGTATCGAAAAAGTTGGGCTTTTCGTCTTTCTCCATCATCGCTCCAATTCGTCAGAATTTGTAATAGTATTGACTCCTAGTTTTGGATAACGTACTTCTTCATAAATAGCCTTATCCTCTATGTTCAGCTTTGGATAAACTTTCATACGATTAATACCAAGTGCGTCCGAAATACGTTCCCGTAGATCTACAGCATTACGAATAGCTGCACCCATCTCAGAATCGGTAACTGCTACTAAGCCCAACTCTTTACAACTGTACTTATTGCTGTTGACCGTTACATTGATAATGTCCTTAAGGCGTCCCTTGACGCCAGTAGGGCTATCATCCGTGAGTAGCATTCCAGTAGCGGCATCCCAGTCAAACCAGCATTCGGCTATCTGACCTGTTTCTTCGTCACCCTTCCAGCGATACGGTATTTCAATGTTGCGCTTGCTAGCACCCATTGAATTTTTGTTTACAGTGATCTTGAGCACCTTTTCCGTAAAGCCACGAGTAGCCCTATATACTGGAGTACCTTTTACCACAGAAAACCAGAAATCCAACACCGCATGATAGTCCTGGCCAGTACCACCAGGCTTGCGCTTTGCGCCCTGAATGGGGCTATTTGGATCATCAGATAAATGGTTGATATACACCAGTGCATACGGCTTCATATACAAGTGCTTATTTACATGTCGGAAGAACTCGTTGTGAGACTTACACTTGATCATGCCGCCCGTATTGCGAGGATTAACTCCACCCTCTTTTTCAATACGAATATCGCTTTCCTTAGTATCTACGCCACCAAGAGAGTCAATAATGAACATAACCGGAACATCCGCCATAGAGGAGTCTTCAGAAGCAAATTTAAGAGCTCCTAGAATCTGCTCTTGCCACTCCTCAGTATTAAAAGCTATGTGGTCAATTGTGCGGTAAGTGTTTTTCTTACCTACCACTGCTTGATATAAAGCCGGACTTTTCTTGTTTTCGGTGTCGACGTATATACATGCGCCGCCTAGATCCATCCAGACTTTAGCTAAGGTCATTGCAAATGCCGACTTGCAGCTTTCTTTCATACCTGCTACGCCGATGATTCTACTCATCTGATAACAAGTGTTGTCACAAAGCCACCGATAGGATAAATGATCACAGGGAATACCCCACACTCTATCGGCCAGGTCTGCTGCAAGGCAGACCTGGCCGGTGCCGGCCTTCATAGCATGAGCCATGAGTGCCTTAATACCGACAAATGCGGGATCTTGATTTGCGCCACTTGATTCGTCTTTTTTCCTTTTTACCATGGTGTTTTACCTATTTTTTAACCTTGTTTGTTCATGTTGTTTTGAAGCTTAGTCATCATTGCCTGCATTTGAGAAGACAGGCTATTGCCCCCTGCGGGAGCAGGAGTTACCGGAGCGGCTGATGTCTTTTGCTTTGTCGTAGCCGAAGTAGGAGTACCAACTTGTTTTACAGATTCGGAAGCGGGATATAACGGCTTGACTGTAGGCATGGGGACTCGTGTGACAGCGGCCTGTACGACCGGAGTTGGAATTACCGTAGCGGGAGCAGGCGTTGCAGCAGGAGCGGAAAAACCACCCATTGCCACACTATTGCTGCCATCCTGGATAATACCAGCTTCGATCAAAGCCCACTCATCGCCAGGGAACAGCTCAAGCAGCCATTGAATTTGCAGCTTCTCATTGTTCTCCAGGATATAGTCACTGAACGGACGAACCTTCTTCAGAACCTCGTCCGGGAGAACGTAGCCCGGACCAAAGCGATCAACTAGATTTTGGACAGAGCAACAATAAGTAGCAATACCCGCTGCACCAGCAGCGTAGCTACTGAAAGTAACCATCTTTTGGTTAGTTGCAAAATCGCCGTGCTTAAAGCCTGCCTCCCAAGCCATCAAAGATTCTGAACTTTCAGAGATATTTCCGAAGGTGTTCTCAATCTCTCCAGGATCCATAGTCATGCCATCGACACGCTCAAACCAAGTGTCGTAGAAGCCCTCTTTAACACGAGCATCCTCACGACTCTTAATTGCAGACACCTGATTAATCATCAAAATCTTATGACGAGGCCAGCAGGGCTGACCATCCTCGTCCTGTAAATAGTTGATACCAGCATTACTGGCAACAAAACCTTGCAGAAACATGGTACGAACGGCACGACCAAGTGGGGCGTTGAGATCGTTGCTATCAACAGGAACAAGCTCAAGAGCACGACGATACTTTGTAGTGCTGGTATCAACATTAATGGTTGGTATGGAACGACGCTGAGTCTTGTCATACTTGTGACCGCCGCCAGTCTTCCAAAGGTACTCGCGAAGCTTGTACATCGGGCTCTTGTAACCGTTACCCCAGTCACGCTCAGCCTGAACAGTCATGCCATCAGGGCCCTCAACCATGTTGATAGCCAGAATGTCCTTACGTTTACGAGGATCAGAATCGTTGCCGATCTTACGGTAAACCATCACCCAGTCAATGCCGTATTGACCTAGGGTAGGAACAATTCCACGAAGCTGATCCTGACGGAAACCGCCAGAAGTCATTGCCATGCTGACATTGTAGGTTGGATGCGGGGGAACGAGGATAAACTCGCACGGAGCCTTGCTGGACAGGTAGCCCAGGGTAGGAGCATCGTTGTTAAACATCTTTTGGTAATCCGAGTTGTGACTACCAGAATCTACCTGACTATTAATGTAAACAGCTTTGTTAAAATCGAAAGTCATTTTTGTGTTTTTCCTAGGGGTTTGTAAAAAGAGATTAAACATTACTTCTTGTACTTGGCTAGAACAGGATACTGAGCTACGTCCTCGGAAGTCAAGGGTTCGCTCCAACGAATGCACACTTCGGGGTCAATGTCAAGCACCAAATCATTACCGGGAACAGTGCACTTTTCACACATTGCAATTTTTATTACTTCTAACGTCTCATCAACCTGCTCTACAGGACAGGTAACTATTATCTGATCGTGAACACTCATAATAACCTTATACTGAAGGTGAGGGCGTTCAGCCTCACGAATCATATACAGATTGACTAAAGCTAGCGACATAAGATCGCCAACAGTACCTTGAATCGGCGCATTCATTGCTTGTCGCTTCTGATGTGCCAGCAGTTCATCGTCTTCCGTATGCTCAAACCGACGACGTCGGCCAAAGCCATTCTCGACATAGCCCTGACTGCTGACCTTCTCTTGCTGCGATATTAGCCAACGTGCAAGCTGAGGAAAAGTCTCTTTAAACTTATCCACAGATTGCTGAGCCTCTTCTAACGTAATGTTGATGCCTTCCACATATACCGCTTCTTTGATGGCTGCTCCTCCACGACCATAAGCAATTCCAAATGTGATAGTTTTTGCAATTGTCCTATACTTTATATTCCCGCTTTCCTTGAGCCAATCTTTCTTGCCTTTGGTATAGCCCGCCGGTGGCCGATCCAGGCGGAACATTTCTATGGCAACCTCAGAATGGAAGTCCGAACCAGGGTCTCCAAGCTTTTGTTGCATATTAGTATCTCCTGACAGCCAGGCCATAACAAATAACTCTGCCTGCACCCAGTCACAATCCAACAGTACCCAACCAGGATCTGCGCGGAAACACGAACGTATGGATGGGATTTGTTGATTACTGTCTTTAAACGCTTTGTTGACCAAATCTTCGGCAGTCTTTGGAAGCTGAGCCATGTTAGGGTCGGAGTGCCCATAGCGGCCAGTTTCTACGGTCTGTCGAATACGGGTGTGTACTCTGTCGTCGCTCCAGAGCTTAGACAGAGTGCCACCGGTTATCTTGTGTCCACCTGTGATAGGATCGTCAACAAACTCTCCAGTAAAGGTTTTAACAGTCTGGGCTACGGCTGTATATAGCAGCATAGCATTGAGCAATAAATTGTCCTTATGCTGTAATAGCAATCCTGTCAGCACAGACCTATCAGTAGATGGTGTATAGCTGGCCATTTTCTCCGGGTTCTTGATGAGGTCTGCCCACTTTTTGTCATTTGTAGCCTTGATTGGCTCAAACTTACAAAGAGTGGCAGTGTCAGGAAAGCTAGGCTTGGCTCCCTGCTTCACCCAGCCAAACAAAGCTGCAGCCTTTTGTACTGGAGAATCAGGATTAAAATCAGGCCAAGAGAGCATTGTTCTAAGGGTCTCTGCCAGTTCAGTACGCTTAGCTGTGTACTTGTGGGATAGTAGTTCTAGGCGTTCCTGATCTACATTCATGCCGGTCATCTCTATCTCTAGGATAGGTAGCGTAGCTGGCATTACTACATTTTGAAAAAGCTCTTTGATCTTATCATTTTCCGGTCGCATCATCTCCGCGTACTGAATCAAAAATATGCGGAATGTAGCATCTACATCCTTGGCAGCATACGGCAATAGCACCTCGTCAGGAATGCCGCTGTAGCCAAACTCATCCACGTCATACTTATTGGCCTTAATCCAATTGTTCAGTTCCAACTCATAGCGACCCATCTGAGTGTGCCGTGCTGTGTATACTTCTAGGCCTTGAGCCCAGTTCTCGTCTAGCAAGTGGCCAGCAAGTGCTGTATCCCAGCCGGTAAGAGTAGGGACAGTGACGTTTACTCCATTGTGCTTTAGCCAAGGTAAGTCGGCACGTATGAAGTGGCCTATTAGTTTGGTCTTACCGTTCTCTATAAAACTTTTAATCAAAGTCCACGTTTCTTGTGGATTTTGACCAATTAGAGTTGGCTGCAGATTAACGTGGTTAAACACAACAACCAATGCTTTGCCTGGGGCCCAACTGAATTGAATGCATCGTAAAGAGCCAGAAAGATGGTTACTGCCGCCCCACTCGCAGTCAACAGCCACCCACCCAGAGTACTCCTGCTCAATTGTATTGAGGCGATCCTTCAGTTGCTCGGGGCTATAGATGTACTGATATTCAATGTGAGTATTGTCTTCTACGGTAACCTTACCGCTTGCCAGTTCATTAGTAATTCTACTCATGTCCATAGCGATAGCAGCCCGTACTTCTGGCATATGAATAATTGCGGAAAAGTCCGTTATGATTGCAGTCTTGACTCCAAGGGGGCTTTCCTCGGCAGACATAGTACGATTCTTGTACTTCTCTACGGTGGCCTTAGCGCCCAGTACAGCCTTGAGAGTTTTAGCTCCCAATAGAATCACAAGATCGGGCTTAACTAGCTCAAGCTCTCGCTTGAACATGGCAGCGTATTCCTGGACTAACTCTTTTGGAATAGCTGTTTTCTTTCCGTCTACATACTGCTTTACATAAGTAGTGTAATAGCAGTCGTTTACAGGAAATTCAGTCTTGTGCACTAAGTCCTCAAACTCCGTAACCCAATCGCCAACATAGAGTCTGGCATTTGCATTTTCTTTGGAGTTAGGCCAACAGCCCACGAACATAATTTTCTTATGCGCAGGGCCTACGACTGCTGCAGCTGTTTTACCGGGAATTACAGGACCATGGCCAAACACAGAGTCTAAGTGAATACCAGGAATAATCTTTACTGGCATGAACTTACCGTTTGCTCCGGTAATGGTTACGTTGCTAATGTTATTAAGCATCTCTTCAAAGGAGTACTCAATCTGCTGCCCATACTGTTCTGCTCGCAAAACAGCAATAGACCCGTATTTTTCAATTTTTTCATTGATGGCTTCTGCTGGCATTGTATGCCTTTCAAGAGGGTTCAATTTGGCAAAGATGACCATCTCTCTGCAATTGTTCTTGCAGAAGTTCGGCATGCTCCTTGTGAGTTGTTGCCACGATGGTCTCGCGTTCTATTTTCCATTCTACAGCCTTCCGTAAAGCCGTAAGCTCGTCCATCTTCACCCAATGTATAAGGCTTGCAATGATGTCAGTTACACACAGGTCGTATCCATCCCTGTTATATAAGATTACGTTCCACTCCTTGAAACTACTTGTTTGCGGTGGAATAGGCGTGGTGGAATTTTGATTAGACATGGTTGTTTCTTTGTTTGTTAATTACGGCTTCCATAAGTTCTGAGGTAGTCATGCTGGCAGGATCTTTACCCTTGGCCAATTCGACAGCAAAGCATCCTTTTGCAACCTTTTCATTGATGGCTTCTGCTGGCATTGTATGCCTTTCAAGAGGGTTCAATCGTGCATATAAGAAATACAGATTTCAACTGTTCTTGCAGTAATTCAGCATGTTCCTTGTGGGTTATTGCCACAACGGCCAGCCCCTTAGTGTCTACTTCTATTGTCTTTTGAATGGCCTCAGGGAGGTCCAACTTTATAAGATTTATAAGGTTTAAAATAACGTATGTATAAGTGTTTACGTTGTCGTTATGCAAAACTACACTCCATGGCGTAAACCCATTTGTTTGTGAGGTGGGTAGTATGGGTGTAATAGAAGTTTGATTAGATATTGTCATTTTTTTTCAGTCCAAGGTAGGAGGTAACCGTTTTCGTCTTCTGCCAAGCCGGTGTAGATCACAACCTGCCCGGTGTTGTCTTTCTCCATGTTCATGCCGTACACATCTGAAAGAGTTTTAAGTAGTGCAGCGAGTTGTTTTATTGTTTCGAGTGCTTGTTCTTCTTTGTTTCGCATTATATTAGCCCAGTCTACGATGTTTAATTTATCGCAAAAATAACATTAAAAAAATCACACTAATGCCCCAATACGAGTTTTAAATTTCATTTCTTTTTATGTTTGGAAATTGATTTTAGCCATTTATTTTCGCTAACGATAATAATCGTAGTAGAAATCAAACCAACAAATAATGCAACAGAGCCCACTATGATAATGATCTTAAAATTTTCCACGATCATCACCAAGTTTTATCATTAAAAGGAGTATTACAAATGCTATTACAAGTATCATTTTGGCGGCTCAATAGGACTTATTGGTGGTTCAAGAAGGCGTATTTCCCACGCGAGATAGCCTGTTGCAGCAGCATCTGTATAGAATTCGCTTTGCAGATAATCCAAGTATTTCAGCACATCATCTAGCGTGGAATCCTCTCCAATATCAATTTCTATTTTAACTTTCATTAAGTAATTACTCCCGCTTTTTCTCCGCAATATTGTATTTTTATATCTTTAACAAAATTTGGAAAAATCGATGAAAGGTATTTAATCACTGTCAGCAAATATCTCCAATCCGAACTTTGAAATAGTATCTCGCAATTTACATGGTCAATATGCCTATATGCGATTGCGACAGAATACTTAGATACTTTGTCAAAAATACTGAAATCTATAGTCGCAACCATTTTAAAAGACCGCTGGTTTTTTCTTTTTTGTTTACGAATTTGTTTCCAGTCGCCGTCACTAGGTAGATCAATCCACATTCAACCATCCTCATTCTGCCTTAGATTTACTGAAGTGTTTCATGCTCGTGTAAAACTTTTTGATCTGATCCGTATTTTCCAAGCGAATCTCAAGAGACACATAATTAGTCCCTTGCATGCCATGTTCGGTGTAATCAGTCTTTTTTGCTATCCAACTCAATGATGGGAAACGATCTGCAAACTGTGTTCGGAAATCCTTGAGCCACCCTTCATCGGTGTAAATCAGACCATGCTTATCGGTATCCCATACCTTCTTTGTAAAGAAGACATTTAAGTAAATCGTCATATTGACGGCGAACTCTTGTAGATTGGTATAAACTTCACCAATTTTTATTTCGATCGTGGAAGAGGTAACGGTTCGTACCTCCTCCGACCACAGGCCGTGGCCTGTAGTTTTACAACGGAGCGGAAGCTTAGGGGTCAAAATGATGCAGCTGTTTTCTTTAATTAACGTTTTCATTTTTATTTATCGCTATCCTTGTATGTTTACTTTTCTATTCAAAACTTCCATCAATTCTAACGTTGTCATATTGGCGGGGTCTTTACCTTTATCCAGCTCGACAGCAAGGCACCCTTTTGCAACTTTGTCATTCAGTCTCGCAATGACATCGAAGATACGCTTATTGGCTGCAGCCTCATGCTCGACCATGAAAACAATCTGCCCGTCTTTAAACGTATTTGCAAGCAACTCTTCTTGTATTGGCCTTGGGTACATGCCAAAGGTGCACACGCCAGCAAAACCACAAGCTATTGCGGACAGCGCACCCTCGCAAACAATACAGAAGTCGCCGTTGCTGAATGCTTTGGCAGACTCCAAATGATAGACGCTTGAGCTGAAGGAGTACCCTGGGGCATTCAAATACTTTTGTATGACAGGCTTACCAGAGTTAGGATCTTTTGGGATGTCTCCGATGTACCTTGCCATCCAGCCCTGCCATATGCCTTGTTGAACATTAGGAATGATAAGTCTGTTCTGTGGGGTTATCGTATGCCAGTTGCCGCTTGAGTCCGTGAATCGTTTTTGCCATGGGCTTTTATTACAAAAACAAAATTGATACTCGTTTGCCAGCATATTGATGTCTGTAAAGTTTCTAGAGATCAAATACTGAATAACGGGATGATCTTCAGCCAATTGATTAATTGGAATAAGATCTTCCACAGGACCTGGCAACTCCATTCTTTTAGCATCTACATCTACTCCTGTCCTGAGATCTTCGGACTTTTGCTCTATGGCGGGATCGTAGTCTGTGCCAAATAACACATTCCACAAATCTCCCCAGTAGCAACTCTCATTGTGACACTTCACGCACGAGAACAATTTTTTATTTGCTTGCTCGCAGTGAGTGCCCCAGATGTGACTGATGTACAGTCGGGATCTCTTGTCATTGCATCGAGGACAATTTACAGCATATGTCTCGCCCCAATTAATTAGGTTTACGCGCTTTGTGGAAGCACCAAGATTGCCGTTACGGGCCGAGGCCCAAGCAGCAACCTTATCTTCAACCACGTGGTACTTAGCCTCGATTCCAGCATTGGTTACCTGTACCTTTCCGAATCTTTTCTTCAAGGCTTTGAAAAGAGATTCATTTATATGCTTCATCCCAGATATGTCCTAATGGTTTCATTGAACGCTAAAGGATCTCGGCGACGGCTAACCTTAAGCTCACTGTCCTCTCCATCAGACTTGGATTCTGTCTTTTGTCTATAAATCTGCATTGTTTCTGTATTTACTTCTGATTTATCGACCAGCCTCCAACAAGACATGGCGCCGTCCATCTGAATCAGAGAGTCCATGAACGGTACACCATTACGAACCTTTGGAGCATTTACCCAAGCCATATTGCTTTCCTTATCTCGATTGCCTACACAGATGACTGTATCCATGTAGTGATGTAAGGTGCGGCACATGTAGGCATCTGTTGCTTCAGGTTTACGCTGGGGGCCACTAGCCGAAGCCGTGGTTCCCAACTGATGATATACAAATATATTGACCTTAAGATTGCTGCCAACCTTGCGCAAATCATCAGCCATCTGATTCATAATCTTTGTCTGTTCAGCAGTATTAAGATTACGAACAGCCATATAGTTATTTGCCATTGGACCAAGCCAATCAATACCCACATATCGAGGATTTTTGCCAGAGTCTCTAGCTTGCTTAACAATTAGTTCTATTTCTGTAGCGCCTCCACCACCTCCACCATTATTATGCGCAGCTTCTAGCATGTCTACAATCATCAACTTGCCAGCCAAGCGCTCCCTCACTTGATCATACTTTGCTTTGAGGCCCTTATCTGCATGAAATCCTTCTTTGCTCAGACCTGTAAATCGAGCGATAGGGATACCGAGGGCAAATGCATAAATACGATTTGTAATGCCTTCTGCATTTTGCTCGTAAGTGAGAATCAAGGAATCCTCACCGCAAAGAGCAGCAGTAGTAGCGATCTGAATATTGGTAAGGGTCTTACCGCCACCAGAAGGGGCTAGGAACAAAGTGGTCTCGCCGGTAGTCGCCCCACCGGAAGTCACGATGTCCACCCAGTCAACACCCCAAGGCTTACGAACCGCATTTGACAGCATAGGGGTATTGCTCATAAACGGATCGATAAATTTAGCCTTACTGATTGAGGCGCTGGCAATCGTTCGATTGAGATCTTGCACCCTATCTATAATGTTTTCCGCTCTATCCAATCCAAATGCTGCAGGACGAACTTTGCGATCAACTAAAAACTTGTGCAAAAACTCTAAAACATAAGTCTTATGTTCCTCAAATGTATTTATAGAGCTATATGCCCATTGCAGAATTTCCCCAAACTGCAGAGCATCCGCTTCGTTCAATACGTGATTAGGAACAAGCTCGTCCATAAACGCGCTTACCGCAACTTCGTAAGGAACGGGGGTTGTACTATTAGTAGTATACCAGCGACTACCAATAATAAACGCAACTCTCAAAGGAATTTCATTATCTCGAAAGTCCTCAAGCTTTAGTCTTTGAACAATCATGCCCATTACTTCGCTTGACCTGAGCATGCCCAGGACAAGCCACTTATTATTTGCGTGACTTAAGTCCATGGAATGAACAACTCCTCTGGAATGATGCCTTTAAACTTATCAGCATATACAGGTTGACACTGCACTTGATGTTGTGCGCGAAGCAGTATATCTGATGGTAGCTCGTTCTGGCGTTCCATCTTTCTAGAAATTGTATAAATGAAGACGGGGTCAAAAGTATTTAAAGGATCCAGCAAGCATTCAATTAAATCAGCCTCTTGCGTCAGTTTCTCGAGCCTCTTCACCATAAGCTCGTATTTCAACTGAAGCTTTGAATACTCTGGATCTGGTTTTCCTGCCTTTATGTATTCACTCTTAAACGAAGTAGAGTCAAATTTTGAAGGCATTGGATATCCGGGAAACTCACGCATGAAACACCACTCAATATAGGCCCGGGGATCGATGCTATTGGCTTGACACCAAGCAGCAATCGAATCCCAGCGAGCCTTCAAGGTAGTGTTAGTGCTGTTCATCGCCGCGTAATAATCACGCTTCGATCCGGTAACAGACATTTTGTTTATTGCATACAGTTTCCGTAAGCGATAACTTAGTGATTGAGATTCACTGGAAGAATTTCCCACTGTTTTTCCTTATAACTCTGAAATCTAGTTTTTGATCTTCGTGCAGTCCATACGTCATAGTTGTCGGCAAAATCAACCAAAATACCCTTTGACTTATCGTTAGTAATACGACAAACACGACCAGGCATTTGAATATCTTTGATCGCAGAAGAGCCGCCATCTGCACGCATGACAACTAAAAGCTGAGGAAAATCAACACCAGTGCTCCAAATTCCTGTTGCGATTGCTCGCTTTAGGGTTCCTGCCGAAAACTGTATACGTATGTCTTCAACGTCTTTGCGAGAAATTGGATCGCCTTTAAGTAATTTGGCTTGTTGAAATTTCTTTGCGGTGTCATCGTCCATCTCACCGTAAACACACTTGAAGTCTGGCAGATACTTATGTAGTTCCAAAGCGTGTTCAATCTTATCCACAAGAATGAGGATCTGCGGATCCTTTTCTGATAGACGCTTGGGTATTTCTTCATAAATCACTCTAGCAATAGCATTATTACGAGCAAGGTTACTCCAATACCCTACTCTAGAGCGCTTTACATCAGACTTGAATTTGCGAATTGCATCCACTGGAGTGCAACCCCAGTCTACTTTCCACACCTCAATAGGAACTACAAGCCCAAGATCTACACCATCCTGATAATCTATTTTGCATATTTTTTTGCCAAAATATGCCTCCATAGCCAATGCTGAATTGTCCATGCGCTGATCGGGAGATGCAGAATATGAAATCATCTTACACCCACTAAATGCCGGATAATATTCCAGAAACGTGGGTATCAAAAGCTCATGAACCTCGTCAAGTTGCACTACGTCGAAATCCTCTAGAGTAAGACCTCCTAGAGAACCGCATGTGCAAATCATCGGATTGCCCTCAACATGTTTGCTGGAATTCCAGCAGCCTGCTTTCGGGAATGTCTTTTTGAGACGTTCATACAGCTGGTTACAAACACTTTTGGACTTGGTGATTACGGCATGCTTTTGCTTGGGATAGAGCTCAATAATCTTCTCTATCACTACGCTTTTACCAAAACCCGTAAGGGCATCTACTATGCCAAAATCTGCCTTGACAATTTCTTGGATTACCTCCAACTGGCCGGGTCGAAGCCCGGCCAGTTTGGAGGCATCCAAAACAGAAAGTTTCTTTGGTCGCAGATCAGAGAGCTCCGGCTTGTAGCCCGCTTTGGCAAGAACTTGTAGGCACCTTTCCTGCAACCCGCAGGGGAAATACATCCAGTTGTCCTGCATTGCAAATAGCTCCACAGGCGTATTAATAAATCTAGGAGCTCGGCCGGGCACTCGCTCCTGACTTTTATGAAGATATCGAAACTCCCTTTGAAGAATCTCATTATGCGGGCCCTCTGGAGTTCTAATGAATCGCATTATGCGTTGCAAAACTACTTTTTGGCTCATGCCAAACTCCTGTTTAAATATGCTTAAGCGTGGACTGAAACGACGACACCACAATCTTTAGTTTCAGCATCAGCGAGAGTTTCGACAAAACTCAACATCTCGTTATTGAATATGGAAATTCTACAGAGCGAGTCAAGTCCATAGTATTTCATAAACCTAATGTAATCGTCAGTACTACGAACCTTGATAAAGTTAAGAAGCTTGCGAGACAAGGCCTGCACCTGGTGTCTGGGAATGCACTGAATGTCATATAAATTAATCTTTGCGATTAGACAAACAGCCTCGACCATATCAGAGCTAATAGAAACATGAATAATGTTAGAATTAGTAATAACCATTATTTGTAGCCTTCGAGAGAGATATTCTTGCAGCCCAGGGCGGCAAGAGCATTGCTGTGAGTAATTACGATGAACTGACGACCAGTTTGCTGTCCTGTCCTCGCCAGGTAGTTGAATGCTTCTGCAAGATCTCGAGAATTAGACTCCTGCATGGCCCCTGAGGGCTCGTCAAGAGCAAGAATTCCAAGAGTGCTAGCAAATACGTCATTCACGGCCAACAGGTAACAAACACTAGCCTGTTGCTTCTGGCCTCCAGAAAGTCTTTTGGCAGCATGTACCAACCCGTCAGATTTTCGCGCCACGAACTCTAGGTTTTCGTCAATGTAAGCAGAGAAATCTGCATTAATTGTACGGAGATAAAACTCCAAACGGTCATTGAGCTTCTGCATGTACTGCAAGGAAAGCAGTCTTGGTAGACCGTCCTTCATGAGAATATCGTTAACCTTACTTAAGACTTTACGGAAATCCTCAATAGGTTTTACTGAGGCTGCTCGCTTCTCGTAAATATCAACCTTGGATTTTGCTCGCTCTACGCTTTGGGTGGCAGTCTCTAGACTGCCCTCCAATTTATCTGCTTTTTGCTTTAATAGCATGCCGTCTTGATGAATTTTCTGCAATCGAACATACTCATGCGCATCATATCGAGCAGAGGGTATATCAGCCAGCTTATTGTCTATCATAGAAATCATATCCAGTTGAGATTGTATATGGCCTTTGATAGCGCTAATGCTGCTAATAGCATTATTGATACTGCGCTCTAGTAAATCGTACTCACTTACTGTACGAGCAAATTGAGCTTTTATCTCTGGCGTCATTACCGGCAAATCCTGCAGTCTCTGAAGCTCTTGATCTACCTCTACGGCTTTGACCATCATGGCCTCAGCATGTTGGGTAGACTCATTAAAAACCTTGTCGTAGTCTTGCCACTCTAGTTCTAGTTTACGCACTTCTTGTAAAGTTTGAGTGGCGATATCTACTTCCGCAGACTTGCTAATAACATCAGACTTAAGTTGGTCCATGTCATGATTGCATACAGCTGTAACCGTACCGCACTCTGGACACTGACCCTTTTCAGCCAACTGCATTCGCTTTATAGTTGTAACTAACTCTTGCTTAAGTTCTGATATACGATCTACAAGCCGGGTGACAAATTCCGCTTGTGGTCTTTCTTTGGTAGGCGCTTGAGGTTGTGTTTGCACACACTCTTGTAGTCTGGCCATCAATTTTTCTGCAGTCTCCAACAGCTTTGTTTTACGCCTATTATTTTCCAATAATAGATCCGCAGAATACAAAGATTTTTTAGCGGCCTCCACGTTAAAAGCTTTTGCTGCTTTCTGCTGCTCTAACTCTGCCAAACCACACTCTTGAACCTTTTGTTGTTGCAGTAATTGAGTATGAGCATTTGCAGCAGTAGTTCTACTAGACTCCAACTGTGCACGCTTTTCATCATTTCTCTTGATGTGCTCAAGAGTATCCAGACGTATGCCAACGTCTTTTAGTTGCAAACCCAAGTATTCAGAGACTAGATTTTTAAGTTCCGACTCCATCTTGGCTACTTCGCCACTAAGCAAGTTGTATTCGGTCTTAGCCTCCAACAACGGACCTTCAACATCAGGTACTGTTACAGACATCATTACATCTCTAACTTGACCACGTAGAGTTTCTAGCTCGTTGGTTCGAGTCAAAGTATGAATAATTTCCTTAAACTTCGCCGGTGTTGATGATACAGGCGCTGTAATAGAATCTTGATCTACAATCAAATGCCCGTCAATAATGCTAGCCGTAACTGGTATCAGTGAGTAAGTTTTTTCTAAAGCCTCCTTTGATGCAAATATATCCTCGACTTTTCCATCGTCGTGTTCAATGCGCAGTCTTGGAATATCTAACGCATTAAATCTTTTCTCACCAGCAACCGCCTTAGCTATGTGTAGAACTTTATTTCCTATACGCCAGGAAGCAATAAAATAGCAAGCCTCCTGGAGTGGTGTACCCCAGGAGGCCCAGCTATTTGCGTTCCCTGGAAACGAATTAGTCAGCGAGGCTCGGATCATCGTAAGAATAGTTGACTTACCGCAGCCGATTGGTCCAGTTATGACCGTCAGCGCGTCGTCAAACTCAAACTCAAAGTCTCCTTTAAGAAGACCGATGTTCCTGCCCTTCAGGGAGAGCAGCTTCATGTGTTTATTTAGTCGCTAGTCTTACGGCGGCCCTTTTGACGAATCGGAACATTGTTACGCTTCAAAGTACTAATGACACAGGAAACCGAAACCAAAAACTTTTCAGCAATGGTTCTGGCGCTGACCCCCTCAGTGTAAAGGCGACAAGCCTCATCAGCGTTCTCAGTGAGCTTATGTGGAGCACCACGCTTCTTAGTACCCTCGTCGGCAGACTTAGTTGTGGACTGCTTAGGGGCAGTCTGTGCAGAAGTTTCGTTAGTTTTATTGTCCATGGTTTTCTTAATTTTTCTTACCTTTGACTGCTTTGGTTTTTCGACATACTGAGTCGATGCAGTGAGTACCGGCTCAGATTTACTGGTATCAAACTTATTTTCCTTTATGTGCTCCTCGACCCACTCATCCGAAGGTATATCTAAATCGGTTTCAGGGGTATCATCAGTATTTTCGTCATTAACATCTTCAGATGAAAAGTATTCATCAAAATCCTCATCTCCATCCTCATCGGTAGCAACTTCCTCCTCCTCCTCGTCAGGGTTGAAGGGGAGTTCAGAAGAACAGGTTGCCTCCAAATCTTGCTGATTGTGGGTCTTAGTAGCAGGAACGTCAACGTTTTCTTTGTCGTTAAAATCACCTTTAAGAATTCGATCAATAAGGTTCATTAGTTTGTCCTATCGTATGTTTGATTTAAAAATTTGTTTAATTACTCAGATCTCATCATTCAAATATAAACTTGCTGCTTTGATAATATTCTCCTTTGTAATGTCTTGGTCGGGTATAAAAGTACCTTTATTACGAATAATATTGTTCATAATAGCCGTCATCCGCTCTGCAGCATTCTTGTAACGAATAACATACGAGTAAGCAATAAGCTTATCGTCTCCACTATATGCGCTGTCATCAGGTCCAGATGAGCGATCACCTAAGTTATAATGAAATGTGCGAGAATATAAAGAAGACTTTGGGGTTAGATCTCCATAAAGGTGGGTGTGTAGCCCCTCAAAGCAAGCTTCAATAAGTGCAAGTTGTTTTATAGAAAAATACTTCCCAATTGGTGAAACATTTAAGTCTTTAAATATGTAACTATACCAAGCATATTCTTGCGAAACATTGTCACGTGCAAGCGCATTGTATTTACCGGATAAAGTAATTTTTTTCAAAATGTTCATCTGGGACATAAAAATAGCGCCGAGAGCACACACACTACACCTCTTTATCTCGTCGAGGTATTTCTTTACGTCTACTTTGTAATCAACTTTTTTGTAAAAATCTTCAATATCCTGTTTTGTTGGGTTAGTTGGTTTCCAACGACATGGATCACCAATAAAGGAAGACAGATTTACAAGTTTAGTTGTAATAAAGTAATCCGGAGCTACATTGTTACAGTTCTCCAGCCACACACCTGCTATCGGCCGATAGCGGCCATTGGCAATTTGTGTAACAATGTCTTTAGCAATTGCTACTCGCATTTGCACGGGAGTCTTGGTGTTGGTTTTCTTGATCGCTGTAATAGATTTCTTTACTTTACGAGTTTTATTTGTGGTTGTCATTGTATTTTTACCTTTTGCTTTAAATTAGCTACTGCTGCTTCAAAGCCAAGCTCCATTGCTTGCTTTACAAATTCTGCAGCTTCAAGATCTACTGACTCTTTTTCATCTACTAGTTGCTTCAAAGCTGTGCTCAAATCTACCTGTTCATCCAAGGACCCCTTTGTCTCATCAAGATCTCGATCATGGGAAGTATTTATTCTCTCAAATACAAAAGCTCGTTGTCTTAAAGACTCGAGTCCAGCTAAAAGCGCTGCCGACATATCTGGCAGTATTTCAACATGCAATCTAGGCAGTTTTTCACCCATGAATGATTTCATTTCAGAAACATACGGCAACTTCTCGCAGTTGTCAAGCCATATTTGAATTCTTTTAATATCCTCCTCTGATTTAAGATCAGTGTGTAAGAAAGGTCGGCAGTGCAAAGGTACACGCTCCACACTCAAATCGCTATAAACTACGATAAAAGATTTTGCTTCCGGTTCCCCAAGTCTATGCATCCACATAGAGCCGGAGTACAAAAAGCGAGTGCCTTGAGATCCTCGCTTATCCCACTCCATATGAATGTCACCCATCAATACTAACTTGTATTTACCATCAAACCAATCTAAATCAATGTCACATAGAGGAGCTTCATCTGAGGGAATACCAAGGGCTGGAATAACTTGAGATGCAAAGCCGTGCAATATAAGAACATCCGCCGGTTGCAAAATGTTTTGTTCTAGATAGGCCTCCCATTGACGTCTAGTACGCCAGTTGTAACCCACAATACTCGTATCTGAATTTATTACGCATCCCTTTTCCTCTAGATTGTGAGCAACGGCGGCATCGCCACCCTCCATACAAAGTCTTTTAAATCCTCGTTCATGATTTCCATCCACATAATAAGTTTTTTGTAACGGAACATCCATAAGGATTTTACGAATCTCTATGGTGTGCTCATCTGAGATGGTTGGACTGTCGACCTGGTCGCCCCCTAGAAACAACGCCAGTTTGTTATTTACGCAGTAATCAACGACCTGCCTAAGCGCGTATAGGTCATCGCCACGCAGCTCCTTGACAGATCTGTACGCCGACTCTCTAGCCTGCAGGTCAGCACAAAATACAAATATTGGGTATCGCAAGTATATATATACCTTTACAATTGCTGTTGATTTATTTCTTTTCAGTTAAAGGGTCAACTCTGACCGCAAACAAAGCCACTAGACAAGCTAGGAGTGTAATTATAATCCAAGTCCACAAGCCTAGTGTAAACGTTAGACAGTGTATTGAGGATAAAACCAAAACTGTTTGCACACTAAAACACATAGGACAAGAAATTAATTTTTGTAAAAATGACTCTTGCTTATCGGCCCACGCCATAACTGTATCTGCAGTAATTTCAAAATTATGTACACCCCAGACAATCATATAAGCTGTAGAGCCAAGCAAAAGTGAAGACGAAATAACAATAAAAATCCAATCACTCATTTATTCCTCATTTAGTATGCAGTAACCAATTAATAGTAGCAAAACGATTGCGACTGTAAGGCAAGGATTAATAAAAAAGAATAACAAAAGTATGATACAAATAAGCGCAAACAATAAAGATCTCCCTTATTTATGACTTTTACAATCCTTGGATTCAGTACCGTCTTTAGGCTGATACAAGGATTTTAAAAGGTCTTTGTCTATTGAAGGCTTTGTTGCGCCAGGTTCAGTCAATGTTTCATCGTAACCAGGCAACCCTACTTGCTTTAAAAACTCATCTGGAGATTCTGATTTTGGGGGTTTCTTCGGCATTATATTTTTTCCTTAATGTTCGCATTCTAAATCGTACTTGTAAATGTTGATTGCTGTTTTAGGCATTTACGTCTCTATTAGAAATAGAAGACTCTACAAACTTTTTATGCAGCTGTCTTTGTTTATTTTTTTCTACCCAGGTATGTAGGATATCAAACACAAACTTACCTAAAATAATAAAACCAGTTGCCAGCAATATTAAAAGCTCATATGATGTAATTACAAATCGCTTTATCCATATAAAAATTAAATCTTCAGTCTTTTTTTTAGAGTTTAACATGAATGACTCCAACAGGGTTAATGAAGAGAGAACCAAAATTGACTTAAAAACCCTAGCTCCAAGCTGGGTTGTTGATATGGTTCAAAATATGAAATCTATTTGCGAGATCGACAATATTGACGATAAAGTATTTTCTTTATCTCCCAATAAACTCGCTGAACTACACGCTAAATTAGACATAAACGAATTTTCAAAATTTCTTGACACGTACTTATCGCAAAACCAATCCTCCCCTATTCACTTAACGTCAATACTCAGATTAAACGGCAAACCATTTACTTTAGCTAAACACAGATTTTTTGAGCCTTTGTTTTATCCAAATCTTCCAGATAGAACTTTGTTAGTGTGTGCTCGTCAGGTTGGTAAGTCTACCCATATTGCAGCTCAAGGTGTTCTACAAGCAGCGGCAATTAGTAGATTTAAAGTTTTATATATGGCTCCGCAGTTTGAGCAAATTAGAAGATTCAGCCATCAGTACATTCGACAGTTTGTCCACGAGTCTTATATCAAAGACACTCTTATGGATAAAAACTGCGTTGATTCAGTGATGCAAAAAAGCTTCAAAAACGGGTCAGAACTTTGGTTCTCGTTTGCTAAACTATCAGTAGACAGAATTCGCGGTTTATCTGTTGACGGCATTCGAATGGACGAAATTCAGGATCTTAATCCAGACTTTTTAGACATTGTTCGAGAATGTATGTCCGCTTCTGAGCGACGCTCTGAAATGTATGCTGGCACTAGCAAAACTATTGATAACGTTATCGAACAGCTGAGATTACAATCAAGCCAAGCTGAATGGTTTATGAAATGCGAGGCGTGTAATCATTGGAATATTCCCACTATAGAAGGGTCTGGCCCAGGACTGACCGTCTTGGACATGATGCGACCGGAAGGATTTTGTTGCGCTAAGTGCCACAAACTCCTGGAGCCAGAAAAAGGACTCTGGGTTCATAAATACGCAGAAAAGGCCAAGATTTTTCCTAGCTATCATGTGCCCCAAGTTATTGCACCGGTGCATTACGCCAATCCAAAGAATTGGAAATCCCTGCTACTGAAGCGAGAGCTTAACTCTCCAGCAACCTTTATAAACGAAATACTTGGAGAAGCCTGCGACGAAGGGCAAAGACTTGTAAGCCTCGCGGAACTTAAGGATGTCTGCATACTGAAGCCAAACTCCAAAGACAACGGCGCAGACGTTCACAAATACGCAGACAGAGTTCTAGGGGTTGATTGGGGTGGAAAGGGCAGCAGGTTTCAATCTATGACAGCTGCCGCTGTGGCTTGCTACAGGCCCGTAGAACAAAAAATTGATATTGTTTTTGGTCACGTATTTCAAGCTATGACCGACTCGGTAGTTGAAACAAAAGAAATTATTGATATTGCCAATACGTTTCAATGCTCGGCCATTGCACACGACGTTGCAGTAGCTGGCGAGGTAAGACTAAGTATTATGCGCAACATTGGAGTTCCTGACTCCAGACTGATCAACTGTCGATATACGGGTAGCGGCAGCATTAAGTCTATATTGCAGTTTGTACCGCCGACGGATGTAAACCCCACCAGCTACTACAACTTAGATAAAAGCAGAGTAATTGCGGCTGTGTGCCTTGGCATTAAAAATAAAAATATTAGGTTTCCTCAATATGATAGCTTACAGGATTCTGCTGGGGAAAACATAATGAATCACTTCTTGGCTGTTTATGAGGAAAGTAACGAAAGCACGTTTGGCACTGAGCGTCGATTTATTAGACGCAACCCAGGAATGCCAGATGACTTTCTGCATGATGTTGCTT